ATTTATAAGCCAAAAGTGTTATCAACTAAAATGGAGAACTATGACTCTACTTCAACAAAGAAAGTTAAGACTAATAGCAAAAAGGATAATAAGAAATGAAAAGAAAAGAAAACTTTATTTACTCAATGTACATTGGCTCAAAATTAGAAAACAAAAAGAAAGGCGAAGAAGAAAAACATTAATTAAACTATATAAAATGAAAAGATTGAAAGAGTTAGGATTAATGTTAAAGTCTGCTTAAAAATAAATAATTAAAAGGAATATTGGTAAGTTAACATAGTACAAAGACTCTATATCGGAGTACACCCAATCGGGAAACATTACAACTTACACTATTCCACATAAATAGGAACACTATGCCTGAAAACGGAACAACAGATATTAGGATTCAATTAGAATCTTTAAGAAAAGATATAGAAAGTGTTAATTCTATTAATACTCGTTTAGATACGGCTATTGATAAGTTAACAGATGTTTCTACATCTATCAAATCTATGTTGGCCGTACACGAAGAAAAAATACAACAGCAAGAAAGAATTGATGAAGTTATCTTTACAAAGTTAAAAGAAAGAGCTTCAGAAATTGATAATGTTTATAGAGACCTACAAAGAGAGATAAACCAGACCGAAAAACGACTATTAGTTGAAATTAAGTCTTTAAAGAATGATATTGGAAGTAGAGTTGGTATACTAGAAAAGTGGAAATGGCTAATTGTAGGCGGCTCCATAGTCGTTGGATGGGTACTTTCCAAGAACTTTATACACATAATTAATATGATGAACACAGCATCCTAGACTTGACTTTTAGACGAATATATAGTATATTAGTCTTTGTGTTATGTCGAGTTATATTGATCTAAAATTTATTAATAATATATCAAGTAGATTAGGCCAGTTTAAAAAGAAAACTGATTACCTATTCAACTTTAGATGTCCTCATTGTGGTGATTCTAAAAAATCAAGGACAAAAGCGAGAGCATATTTTTATAGAATTAAAAATGATATGTTCTTCAAATGTCATAATTGTGGACAAGGCCAAAACTTGGCCAATTTTATAAAGTTTATTGACCCTAAAATGTATGAACAATACCTTTTAGAAAGATACAAGAAATCGGCACCTGCGACACCGAAACCAGAGTTTGAATTTGAACCTGTAAAGTTTAAAGACATCACAATTCTGGACAAATTGAAAAAGATAAGTGATTTAAAAGAAGATCACCCAGCTAGATTATATTGTGTGAATAGAAAAATACCTGAAAAGTATTTTGATATATTATACTTGTCTGATAAGTTTATGACTTTAGTTAATAAAGTAAAACCAAATACTTACAAAATAACTAAAGATCATCCACGATTAATTATACCGTTTTTTGATACAACTGGAAAGTTATTTGCTTTCCAAGGAAGAGCTTTTGGAAATGAACAACCAAAATATCTAACAATAAAGTTAGAAGAACAAAAACAAAAGGTATATGGACTTGAAAGAATTAATTTCCAAGAACAGGTTTTTATCGTTGAAGGTCCGATTGATAGTTTATTTATTGATAATTGTTTGGCTGCTGGCGGAGCAGATTTATTTTTAAAAAATAAAATTCCTAACGCTCAGATAACATATATATTTGATAACGAACCAAGAAACAAAGAGATTGTGGATAGAATGTATAAGGTGATTGAACAAGATTATAATATTGTGATATGGCCAGATGATATACAACTGAAAGATGTAAACGATATTATTAAATCAGGTGTGTCAACAAATCAATTAAAAGAAATTATAACTAATAACACTTACTCAAAATTAAGTGCTATGACAAAACTAAATTATTGGAAAAAAGTTTAAAGGGGGAATATGGTAGAGAAACAAATATTAAATGTAGTAAAACGAGGACAAAGAGGAAAAGAACCTTTAAACATTGAAAAGATACACGATATGGTGGAATATGCCGTTGAAGGAATAAAAGGTGTATCATCATCACAAGTAGAGATGAATAGTGGCCTTCAATTTTATGATGGAATAACCACAGACGAAATTCAACAAATCTTAATTAAGTCGGCTGCCGATTTAATATCATTAGAAAATCCAAACTATCAATATGTAGCGGCAAGATTGCTATTATATTCTGTAAGAAAACAAGTTATAGATAAATTGTGGGATCATCCACATCTTTTTGAACACGTTAAAAAATGTATTGATAAAAAAGTTTACGATCCAGAAATTTTAAATTGGTACGAAGAAAAAGATTTTGATAGAATGGAAAACTGGATTAACCACGAAAGAGATTACACCTTTACATATGCTGGTCTAAGACAAGTGATTGACAAATATTTGGTACAAGATAGATCAAATGGTCAAATATATGAAACGCCACAGTTTATGTATATGATGATTGCTGCTACAGTATTTGCTCAATACCCTAAACAAACAAGGATGACGTATGTTAAAAAATATTATGACGCTATTTCAACTTTTAAAATTAATATTCCTACTCCCGTTATGGCTGGTGTTAGGACTCCTATTAGGCAGTATGCTAGTTGTGTTCTCGTTGATGTTGATGATACCTTACCTAGTATTTTCTCCAGTGATATGGCTATTGGACGTTATGTTGCCCAAAGGGCAGGCATCGGAATTAACGCTGGAAGAATTAGGGGGATTAACTCAAGGATTAGAGGAGGTGAGGTACAACATACTGGTGTTATCCCTTTCCTTAAAAAGTTTGAGGCTACGGTTAAGTGCTGTACTCAAAACGGAGTACGAGGCGGTTCGGCAACTGTTCACTTCCCTATTTGGCACCAAGAGATAGAAGATATTATTGTATTAAAAAATAATAAAGGCACCGAAGATAATAGGGTTAGAAAATTAGATTACTCTATTCAACTATCAAAATTATTTTATGAAAGATTTATTAATGGTGAAGAAATAACTTTATTCTCACCACACGAAGTACCAGAACTCTATGAAGCTTGGGGTACACCAGAGTTTGATGAACTTTATAAAACAGCAGAAAGAAAAATTAGCGTTAAGAAAAAGAAAATAAACGCACAACAATTATTTTTTGATATGTTAAAAGAACGAGCCGAAACAGGTCGTATCTATATTATGAATATTGACCATTGTAACACTCACTCATCATTTAAAGATAGAGTTTATATGTCAAACTTATGTCAGGAGATTACATTACCTACAGACCCTATAGATCATATTGATGGAGATGGTGAAATTGCTTTATGTATTTTATCAGCAATCAATGTAGGTCAAATAAACAAAAGAGATGAATTAGAAGAACTTTGTGATTTAGCTGTAAGAAGTTTAGATGAAATTATAGATCATCAGGAATATCCTGTTAAGGCGGCCGAAGTATCAACAAAGGCAAGAAGAAGTTTAGGAATAGGTTACATAGGTTTAGCACATTACTTAGCTAAAAAAGGTTATAGATATGACCAAAAATTAGCTTGGCGACAAGTAGATAAACTAACAGAAGCATTCCAATATTATCTATTAAAGGCAAGTAATCAAGTTGCCAAAGAAAAAGGCAAATGTGAATACTTTAATAGAACAAAATATTCCGATGGTATCTTACCTATAGACACTTACAAAAAAGATGTAGATGAACTTGTAAACAATCGTACATTTACATATGATTGGGAGTGGTTAAGGAAAGAAATAAAAGAGTCAGGCCTAAGACATAGCACACTCTCGGCTCAAATGCCATCAGAATCATCTAGCGTGGTTTCCAATGCTACAAACGGCATTGAACCACCTAGGGACTATTTGTCAGTAAAGAAATCTAAAAAAGGTCCTTTAAAACAAGTAGTACCAGATTATAAAAGATTAAAAAACAATTATACTCTATTATGGGATATGAAAGGTAACGAGGGTTATATTAATATCGTATCAGTAATGCAAAAGTATTTTGACCAGGCCATATCAGGTAATTGGTCATACAATCCAGAACAATACGAAGATAATCAAGTACCTGTGTCTGTAATGGCACAAGACTTATTAACAACATATAAGTATGGTTGGAAAACATCTTACTATCAAAATACATATGACGCTAAAAAAGATGTTGACGAACCACAACATACTATTGATTATGATACACCAGTTGAAGACAAACCAAAAGAAGTAGAGGACGAGGCTTGCGAGTCTTGTACAATATAAATGTTATTGTGTGCTAACTTACCTCACATAGAGGTTTATGTAAAGAAAGAGTTTCTTTATGACCACGAAAAAGGTCACGGTGAACTCGTTGAGGGCGTATGGGTTACAGTTAAGTCTATACAAGGCAGAGCTTTATACTTTGAAACATATCTACCAGAATACGGTGCTGTATATGATAAGTTACCCCTATCAGCATTTGTATGGAAAAAAGACTTTGAAGGTGACTTACCTTTAGAAGAATTAGAACTATGGGACTGTTTTAGTTATGATATAACAGTTATAGAAAAAAGATTACTAAAAGGACAAAGAGCGAAGTATTTTGCTCCTAGTAGAAAATGGCACGAGGGTATATATTTGTTTACGATTGATAGTTGCAATCCAGATTCAAATAGACTAAATACCACCTTTAGTGAAGTGCCAACGCAACACAAGTCGTTTAACATTTTAAAATTAAACAACGGTTATTTTGCGGCTCAACCAAATAATAGAGTATTGATTTTGGATAAATCATACACACCAAAGACTTTAAAGTTTCCAGATTTTAAAGTTTCTTCTATTGAATATTCCGTAGAAGATAAGGTAAAACAAACCTTTGGAGATGAAACGGAGTTTTTCTACGGAGTAAAAGATGAAAAATAGCTTACTAATACACAAGCACCTTATCATTCGTGCTGAAGTTAATAACCCACCAAAAGAAGTGGACAAGTTAACAGAATGGTTAAAAGATTTTATTGCCTCAATTAATATGAAAATAATGTTGGGGCCATATGTGGCGTATAGTGAAACACCAGGTAATAGAGGTATTACAGGTGTCGCAGTTATAGAAACAAGTCATATAGCGATGCACGTATGGGATGAACCTGTACCAGCTATGATGCAACTTGATGTTTATAGTTGTGCTGAATTTAATCCTTATCTAATAGCAGATAAGTTAAAAAAAGACTTTGATGTAGTTAGAATGGATTATAAATTTTTAAATAGAGAAACAGGACTAAAACCAATAAGACTAAACAAGGAGTATATAAAGTAATGGCAAAAAGTGTGTTCAACAAAGATAAGAATTTGGATTCTACAAAACAGTTAATGTTTTTTGGACCAGATTTAGCAGTACAAAGATATGATAATATGAAATATCCTATCTTTGATAAGTTGAACCAACAACAATTAGGTTACTTTTGGAGACCTGAAGAAGTATCATTACAAAAAGATAGAAACGATTACCTTGAATTAAGAGATGAACAAAAGTTTATCTTTACATCTAATCTAAAATATCAAACAATGTTAGATAGTGTACAAGGTCGTGGTCCTTGTTTGGCTTTCTTACCTTTTTGTTCACTACCAGAATTAGAAGGCTGTATTGTTACTTGGGATTTTATTGAAACAATCCATAGTAGAAGTTATACTTACATTATTAAAAACTTATATTCAAATCCTAGTGAAATCTTTGATACAATTATACAAGATGAGAAGATTGAAAAAAGAGCTGCTAGTGTTACAAAAACCTATGATGATTTAATTGCTATGGGTTATCAATGGACACTTACACCAGACAAAGTTGATATGTATGAATTGAAAAAGAAATTATATCTTGCTATGGTGACAGTAAACATACTTGAAGGCTTAAGATTTTATGTATCATTTGCTTGTTCATTTGCATTTGGTGAATTAAAGAAATTAGAAGGCTCAGCAAAGATTATATCTTTTATTGCTAGAGATGAAAGTCAACACTTGGCGATGTCACAAAGAATTATTAATAACTGGAAAGACTATGAAAATGATAAAGAGATGTTAAAAGTAATGAAAGATTGTGAAAAAGAAGTTTATGCTATGTATGATGAAGCAGTACAAGAGGAGAAACGTTGGGCAACTTATCTATTCTCACAAGGTTCTATGATAGGTTTATCAGAAAAACTATTACATCAATTTGTAGAATATATGGCCAATAGAAGAATGAAAGCTATTCAATTAACACCTACTTATGACCAAAAAACAAATCCATTACCTTGGGTTGACCATTGGTTAAATAGCAGATCAACTCAAAACGCACCACAAGAAACAGAAATTGAAAGTTATGTTATTGGTGGTATTAAACAAGACGTAAAAAAAGACCAATTCAAATCTTTTAAACTATAATGATAGAGAAACGACAAAAAACTTGTTCCAGTTGCGACACTAAATATAATATAGAATGGGACATAGATATTCAGGATTTAGAACCTTTAACTTGCCCTTTCTGTGGACACGAAGTAGAGGAACTAGAAGATGAAGAAGTTTGGTCAAACGAACAACCAGAAGCCGAAGACGATAGTTGGAATTGATTATAGTTTAAATAGTCCTGCCGTTTGTGTGTCAACAAATGGTGGAACGGCATTTAGTGATTGTACTTTTTACTACCTAACAAGTAAAAAGAAATATATTGGTCAAATGTTAGAAAATATTATTGGTTATGAACATAAAGAATATAATGGTCCTATTGAAAGATTTAAAAACTTATCTGATTGGGTACTTCACATACTCGATACACTCCATAAAAAACAAGAAGACAAAATCATTTTCATTGAGGGTTATTCTTATGGTTCAAAAGGCCAGGCCATATTTCAAATTGCTGAAAACGGTGGTATTCTTAAATACAGATTACAAAAAAGATATAAATGTAAAACAATTGTACCTAGTGTCATTAAAAAATTTGCTACAGGTAAAGGTAATGCCGATAAAGAAATGATGTACGAAGTATTTAAAAAAACACAAGGTACTGATTTAATGAAAGTATTTGATACTGAAAAATTAAACAATCCAATAACTGATATTATAGATAGTTATTATATAATGAGAGCTGGTTATGAAGATAGCATTAGTAACGACATTTAACGAAAAACTTTACAGATATTACGCTCATAGATTTATGAGCACCTATAATTGGCCTTTTGATTGTTACATCTACCACGAGGGTTGGATTCCTGAAATTGACCCTATGAGAAGTAATATCATTTATAGAAATATATTTGAAACCAATCCAGAATTAAATGCCTTTATTCATAGAAACCTATCCAGAAATGTAGGTAGTGTTGACTACAATGATCCTAGTAAAATAGTTGAGGGTGCTAATTATAAAATGGATGCCATAAGATTTAGTTATAAGATATTTGCCAAAACTCATTTAATGCTTGATTGTGATTATGATTATGTGTTTTGGGTTGACGCTGATACAGTATTTAAAAAAAGAATTACCGAACAAGAAGTCATAAACAAGTTTCTACCACAAGATTATTGTATATCTTTTATAGATAGGCCTACTTATTATAGTGAATGTGGTTTTGTAGGTTATAATCTTGTAAAGCCTGCTACAAAAAGGTTTATATATAAATTAAGAGAACACTATACTAAAGACTTATTGTTCCTAGAAAAAGAATGGCACGATAGTTATGTTTGGGATTGTGTTAGAAAAAAATGGTTAGTAGGTGAACCACAATATAATTTAGCACCAATCGTTAAAAAGGTTGGTAATCCTTGGCCAGATACTCCTATGAGTGAGTATGCTGACCACTTAAAAGGTAAAAAACGAAAAGATACAGGAGTGATGTTAAAATGAAAGCAGGTAAGATATGGGGAAAAACAGAATTAATACACGCAAACGGTGTTTTAGAATTTCATAGAATAGAATATAAAAAGAATGTTGCTTGTTCTAAACATAGACACAATTACAAATGGAACGGTTTCTTTGTAGAGTCTGGTAAGATGATGGTTAGAGTATGGCAACAAGGTAAACAGGAAGGTTTAATAGACGAAACAATATTAAATGCTGGTGATTTTACAAGAGTAAAACCAGGTTTGTTCCACGAATTTATTGGATTGGAAGATGGTGTTGCCTTTGAATTATATTGGGCAGAATTTTCACACGAAGATATTGAAAGAGAAAGTCAAGGTCGTCCTGTAAATGAAGATGTAACTTTTAAAGCAAGTGTGATAGATAATGTTTATACTGGTTCAGTAGGTGATGAAATGACTTTAGTAACAGGTTATAAAGATGATTAGAGTTTTTATAGGTTATGATGATAATGAAAAAGTGGCCTTTAGTGTCTTAAGCCATAGTTTATTAAAACACTCAACACAACCTATAGCCATTACACCAATACGATTACAGAATATAAAAGATGTATTTGTAAGAGAAAGATTACCAATACAATCTACAGACTTTGCCTTTAGTAGATTTTTGGTACCTTATCTTTGTAACTATTCTGGTCACGCTATCTTTATGGATTGTGATATGTTAGCTCGTGCTGATATATCTTTATTATGGCGACAAAGAACTACAAAGTATGCCGTACAATGTGTACAACACGACTATACACCTAATAGTACCATTAAGTTTATGAATCAACCACAAACAGTTTATCCTAAAAAGAACTGGTCAAGTATGATGATTTTTAATAATGCTTTATGTAAAACATTAACACCAGACTATGTAAATAGTGCTAGTGGTTTAGAACTTCATCAATTTAAATGGTTAGAAAGTGAAGACTTAATTGGCCATATAGATGTAGAATGGAATCATTTAGTTGGTGAATATCAATATAATCCTCACGCTAAATTGGTACACTATACGGAAGGTGGTCCTTATTTTAAAAATTATAAAGATTGTCATTATAGTGAAGAATGGTTTGATACATTTAAAGAAACAACAAAGATTAATATGTAATGAATGTAATTGACGTTTATAGTAAAACTACGGCTAATGGTGGATTTAAATATAATTTAATGAAGGCCTTTTATGATGGTGTAAACAAAATAAAAAATCAAAATTGGAGAGCCAATTTAGTTGAGGGTTACGAAATGTCAAATGGTAATTACGCCTTTTGTTTTAACTATCAAAGAGATGTTCCTAGAAGTAGGCCAGGTTTAGATTTAAGAAAAAAGATTATTCAAAGATATGAACCACCTGGTAAAATATTTTATTACGACAGTAATGTTTTGGTATCATATGAAAAAATAAAACACCACCCTTTAACTTCTTATGTAAGAATTGCTTTTGGTAATGTTTATCCAGATAAAGCAAAATACTTTAATCATTATCCATCACCAGAAAGATGGAACATTATGAAAGAAAGATTAAAGATAGAAGTAAAAAACTATGATAAATCTGGTGATAAAATTTATATTTGTTGTAATAGGGGTAGTGGTGGTTATTCAGCTTTTGGACAAAACGCAGCTCAATGGGCAATTGAAACAACACAATTGTTAAGGCAATATACAAAAAGACCTATCGTTATTAGATTACATAGTGGACAAGGTTATCCTACATTTAAAGAAGATGTTGAAAGATTATATGATTTTAAACGTAAATTAAAAGATGTTGATGTACACGCACCAAATGGTAAATATCCTAACTTGTTAGACGAAATTAAAAAAAGTTATGCTGTTGTGGTGTTTACTTCTTCATCAGGAGCTCCTGCTGTGGTTGAGGGTAAACCCTTATTTGTAACTCATCAATCAAGTTATCTTTACCCAATGAATGCTGGTCATTTAAGTCAAATAGAAAATCCTAATTTAAATTTAAATAGAGAAAAGTTTTTATATGGTTTAGGTGAAAGTCATTGGACTTTACAAGACATAGAAAATGGTTTATATTTTAAAAAGTTTTTAGAGA